TAGGCGATAGCCCATTCCGTATTCCAACAGAAGGTACTGCACTTACTAACTGGCTCACAAACACAGAACTTAACAGTGTTGAGAGCGAAGATGCATTAGTCACCCGCGATCCATATCTAGGTGTGTTTTATCCAAGCGTGCTTGGATCGGATCTCTCAGGTAATTCGGTTGCGATGCCAGCTAGCTATGGCGTTCTGAGGATGATACATCGTTCAGACGACGCAGCAGCACAGTGGTTTGCACCAGCAGGTGTACGCCGTGGCGGACTTGACAATGTTAACAGGATTGGTTATCTAACAGCAACTGGTGAGTTCTTCGCAGTAGGAGTACGCCAGGGTGTTAGGGATATACTATATGAAAATGCAGTTAATCCATTAACATATAGCCCAACCACTGGCATCATCAACGACGGCAACAAAACCCGTTCGAGCAGCAGCAGTGCTCTTGATAGGATCAATGTAGCAAGATTAATAGCGTTCATGAGAACACAACTTGATAAGATCGTACGTCCGTTCTTGTTTGAACCAAACGATAAGACCACCCGCGACGAAGTCAAGGGTGTGATTGATAGGTTCTGTAATGATTTGGTCACTAAGCGTGCTTTGTATGATTACTTGGTAGTCTGCGATGAGACCAACAATACTCCGACCAGGATCGACGCTAACGAACTGCACATCGATATTGCGATTGAACCAGTTAAGGCTATTGAGTTCATCTACATCCCAATCAGGATCAAGAACACAGGCGAGATAGCAAGCGGTAACATTTCATCGAGCCGCACGGTTTAATCCGTAGTGGCTTGGTGGGATCAACCAGGTAAATATAAGGTAACAGGAGACTAAGATGGCAGTCGCAACATTAACGAGATTCACAGTACCAGTCGCTAGCGACCAGAGTGCTCAGAGCCAAGGCTTGCTAATGCCAAAGCTCAAATATCGCTTTAGGATATCTTTTGAGAACTTTGGAGTAAGCACACCTAGGACTGAACTAACTAAGCAAGTAATTGACTTTACTCGTCCAGAAGTAACCTTTGAAGAAATGACGATCGACGTTTACAATTCAAAGATCAAGATGGCAGGCAAGCATAGCTGGTCAAATACCACAGTGAATGTCAGAGATGATGCACTAGGAACGGTCAGCAGATTAGTTGGCGAGCAACTTCAGAAACAGTTTGACTTCTTTGAACAAAGTTCAGCAGCAGCTGGCATTGATTACAAGTTCACGCTGCGTTGCGAAATGCTAGATGGCGGTAACGGTGTTGACACTGTTAGCGTGCTTGAGACATGGGAACTTTATGGTTGCTACTTGCAGACAGTCAACTACAACGATCTCAACTACGCTACCAGCGAGCCAGTCACAATAGCAATGACGATCAGCTTCGATAACGCACTACAGACTCCACTAGGAAATGGTGTTGGTTCACCAAACGTTCCAAGACAGAGTGGCGTTACAGCTACAGGCTAACAGATAAGAAAATGAACGAGAATGAAACCCGGGTAAAACCGGGTTTTTTCTTTTCTATAAATAATACGACATGGCAAACTATTATTCAGGACGAGGTAAAGGTGAGGTTAAGCTACGCGATTTCGCGCACGCCGCCCGCACGTTTACGAGTGACGCAGGTTACACATTAGCACCCAAAGTTGGCTTTGGATTCCACGTTAGATTGATTTACAATCAACCTGGAGATTTCTTTGCAGGCGGATTGACTAACACGTTATCTGTATTAGTCAAAAGCGCAGACCTTCCTAAGTTTAACATTGAGACTGAAGTCTTAAACAAGTACAACAAGAAAGAAGTGTTCCAGAAGAAAATCACTTACGAACCAATAAACATAAATTTCCATGACGATGGCGCTAATACTGTGCGAGACATGTGGTTGTCTTACAACCAATATTACTTTGCTGATAGCAACATCCCGCAACAAGCTTACGATCTAGATGACACATACAGTCCAGTACGACTAGCTACACGATATGGACTAGACACGGGTAGAGTTGGTAGATTCTTAAAACAAGTAGAGATATACAGCATGGCTAACCATGTGTATACCAAGTATACACTGATCAATCCGTTGATATCTAGCTTTGATCTCGACACACATGATTATTCAGACGGTGCAAAGATGATGCAAGCCCAGATGAGATTAGAATACGAGAACGTGATCTATTCTGAAGGCTCTACGGAAGCTATACCTGGATTTGGTCTCAGCAGCTTCTACTATGATAATGAATTTAGTGAGCTCAAAGAAACCAACCTATCTTTTCCAAACTCAAACAGGATAGTTGATGAAACTGAAACGCAACTTTATAAGAAAAATACCCCAGTTCCTCAGAGCAACTTTGATGTAAACCCTGCTCCTAAGATTGATATGACCAAGACACAGAAGGTCAAGATCAGCTCACAAGCAGTTAACAGCTTGCAAGGCAACAGGAGATTCAGTTTTCCTACTGCTACTGCAATAAACAATCAGAGCCAGCTAGTAGACATCAATGCCAATGCTAAGATAAGGCAAGGTGTGGTCAATCGATCGAGCGCAGTGACCAGCAACGGGATTACTGTTTCTAATGTTGGCGCTAGTAGTTTTGGCGGCAACAATGCATCAACCCAGATACCTAGCGCATTGTTTGTAGAACCTAAGATACCTGCAGGGTTGACACAGGCTGAGATCAATCTATTCAACGATTCGTATCCTCCGCTACCAAGCACCGATTCTAGGACCAGGAGCGCACCATATGCCTAATCTTCCCTTATCCGGTATCCAGACCACAAATGATACTAAAGTCGCTAACTATGTCCAGGGATTCTACAAGAAAAACTTTCCAGTCAGTGGCGACGAATATGATGTTGTGCGTACTTTTTTCCTAGGAAGGACCAAGGGAAATAAGACAGCAGCAGATGCGCTGACGAGTAGTGTGATGACTATAGCCATAAACCGTAACATCAGACCAGTGAGCATAATCGAAGACTTTAAGAAATACACTGACAATTCTAGCTTCACCGCAGCACTGATCGCACTCATCAATGGCGATAGGCGCAATACCAGCAAGCTAGGATATGCAGCTATTCCCGAACCTGATCAATATGTGGTTAGGAACATAAGTTCGTGAGCAAGTTCGCACAGGGTAAGTTTACCCTGAAGAATACAGAAAAATACGTAGGAACCAAGACTCCAACATATCGAAGCAGTTGGGAACACACGTTCATGATGTTCTGCGATAACCATCCCAACATCATACAGTGGGCAAGTGAAGCAGTGCAGATACCTTATAGAAATCCTGTGACTGGCAAGCAGAGCATATATGTTCCAGATTTCTTCGTGATGTATGAAGATAAAAATGGTAACCGCCGAGCAGAGATAGTCGAAGTCAAACCCAGCAGCCAAGCTACTATGGAAGCAGCAGGCAAGAACAACCAGAACAAGCTCAGCGTGGTGGTCAATACAGCCAAGTGGCAAGCAGCACAAATATGGTGCCGCCGCCAGCAAATTACTTTCAGAGTGATTACTGAGAAAGATATATTCAGGCAAGGACAGAAACGCTAAGTATCTGCATGACAAAGCAATTAGAAAACGTGTTCGACCTCCCACCACTTGAAAGCTCTGATGCGACAAGATACGCACAGGAAATGCAATCTCTAGAAGAACTCGATCAGCAGATACCAACCATAACTGATCTATCTAGCAGCGATGCTGAGATGGATAATCTAGCTAATAAAGCTGTGAGCAGTTTTGATGATCTAATGGCCTTAGGCATGAACGTAGAGTCTCGTTTCTCAGCGCCTATATTTGATGCAGCTAGCAAGATGCTAGGACATGCAGTCATGGCCAAGACAGCCAAGATAGATAAGAAACTCAAAGCTATCGATCTAGAGATGAAGCGCCAACGTCTGATGCATCAGATCGGTAGCAAAGACAAAGAAGACACCCTCGAGGGAGAAGCTCGTGTGTTAGACAGGAACGAATTGCTCAAGATGCTCAAAGGCGAATGAGGCATAAATATCCCATAAGGATATGAACATGAGATCTTACAGAGAATTCCTAATTGAATCCAAGAAACAGTATACTTTTCGGCTTAAAGTAGCCGGAGAAGTATCAGATGAACATCAAGAGATGCTAGAAGCCAGCTTCGATCGCTGGGGTCTAGCGAGCCTAAGCAAGCCTAAGAGGACGCCGATACAACAGCATCCGCAGGACTTTCCAAACATCACTAACAGCGAAATCAGCGTCATGGAACTGGTGTTAGATTATCCAGCAACCCCGGCTGAAGTCGCTCAGTGCATGCATAACACTATCAACATTCCAATGGACAGCATCAGAGTTTATAACGAAGGTGATCCATTAGAAGCAGAACGTGAAGAAGATGCTGAATCAGAAGATGAAGAGTATGAAGTGCAGCTGACCGCTCCTTATCCTAAAAGTGACAAAGATCCTCAATACGGTGATAAGTCTAACAAGAAATTCTTAAAAGACCTAGAGAAGATGCCAAAGATGAAGATCTCAGGCGGCAACACCAGCAAGTCACAGACCACTAACGATTTACCACAAGGTAAACTAAGTCCAGTGGGCAGCACCAAGAACGCAAAGCCCACGCCAAAGAGTGCAGCTAGATGAGCAAGGTCAATGACAAGAACGTAGGGTTCGCAGAAGGAACCACAGTACTCATGGCTAACGGTAGCTTAAAACCTATCGAAAAGATACAGCCAGGTGAGTGGGTGATGAGCTTTGATACTAATTCAAGCTCAAGCGATCTCGAACCGCGTGAAGTCATCGATACGTTTAAGCACATCATCCGTGATGTGTTAGAAGTACAGTCAGGTGAGGACAGCATGATAGTCGCTCGTGGCCAACTGTTCTTAGCACCAAATGCTGATTGGCAGTTCGCACACGAAACTGCTAGGATAACTGACACCGACGGTAATCCACGAGACTTTACTGTTACTAAAGTCATAGGCGGCAAACACAAGATCTACGACATCATCGTTGATCGTAATCACAGTCTAGTTGCCAATGGATTCCGCGTTCATAACAATGGCGGCGGCACCGTCCGGAATCCATCTACATCAATGGGCAGCGCATCAGGTAGCTTTACCCGCGCGGAAACGGCTATTAGAAGCACTGTAGGCAACGCCGTGAGGACCGGTGACAATCCTGGATCACGTCCCGGCGATACTAATAGCGGATTAGGAAATAAAGTCGGTCCAGCACCAAAAGAACCTTCTGGTCCAAACAAAGAAAATCCAACAAACGATAATCGAGATAATAGAGGCGGTGGCGGCCGTGATAGTTTCAGAAGCAGTTCACCTCTCAGTGGTCGTCGTAGCAAATCAAGTCCACGTAAGGCAGCACCAAAAGAACCACCGATAGACAAGAAAGTGTTAGCTTACATAGCATACACTGCTGTACAAGAAACCATGGATTATATCTGTGATGTGCAACTCACATACCTAGGCACTAGTTACTTTACAGTAAGGACAGCAGTTACTAACTATCTAAAATATGCTGATGCATTATCTAAAGATGCGCTAGCACATGTATTAAATTCAACCATGGGTGCTTCTGACAAGAATAACTTAGAATCATTCCATGTTGATATCATTAATACTTTTACTATCATCAGGAACAGTTGGAGTAATCCCAACGATACATCAGTCAATCTCGAATCGATCAAACGTGCTTGCTTAAATGTCAAACAATTTGTTGATAGATCCCAGGGAGTGATCAGCAAGTATATTGGAAATCAAGCACCTGATCTCAAATATAAAGTACCAGGCTTGGCATCACCACCTAAGGTAGCGTTGCCAACACAAGTTCAATCACCCCTATATGTTAAAACCGCAGGCAACACCTGGGTTACTACTGCTGAAAGTACAGCAGGAACTACAACTACACCGGCTATCACCGGTGGACTAGGTGCTAGCTATACTAAAACTCGCGTGGTGCGTGGTTACCTATATGCTTACACGCCGGGACGAGGTTGGGCTAAGATAGGTCCAGCTGATCAATACAAGGCATTGAGTTAACATGTCAAATACGTCAATCATAGTAAATACACGTAGGATACGTGCAACTGACAGTAAAGTACGCGGTAGCAGCAATGAAGTTACCTGCGTACACACTGTGCGTGCTGAAGATTTGAGAGTTATAAGACCTATACCAGGCCAAGCCGGTCTGAATATGGTATTGAAATTAAAAGGATAAGAAAATGACACAAGCTAAGGTAAATCAATTATGGGTATCAGGCTTCACGGCAGAAACTGCTGTGATGATGGCAAATGGTAAACAGAAGCCAATCAGCAAGATCCAAGAAGGCGAGTGGGTGGCTAGCTTTGATCCAATTTCCCGCAAGATGGAACCTGGGCTGGTTACAGGCACCTGGGCCGAAGTCATGAACGACGTGCTAGAGATCAACGTTGATAACAAGAGCATGTTAGTAGCAAGCAGCCAACGATTTTTTACCCCAGCTGGTGAATTTAAGTCAGCTCCAGACACAGACACTGTGTTGACACAGGACGGCACGCCAACGCATATCTCGGCTAAGAAATATCGCGGCGGCAAGGTCAAGCTATATGATATTACTGTTAAAGATAGCCATGCTTTCTTCGCAGAAGGTTTGATGGTACACAACAAGGGCGGCGGCAAAAAAGCTGCACCACCTCCCCCGCCGCAACCAGTGGTCACTGCTGGTAAGATTGGCAAGCCACTCACGGTCACAGTCAATGGTAATACCATCTCTGTACCAGCTAGTCCTGGTTCGGCAGCTAGGGTTAGCGTAGCATACAACGGCGCAGTTACCACTAGTTCACCTGGGGTAGCAATCCTGCGCGGCACGCTTGATTTGCAACAGTTTCCACGAGTACCAAATCAATTAGGTGCATATAACAGCATGGTCAGTGCAGCAGCGATCAGAGATTCGTTCTGTAACAACATAAGCAATGATTCGATGATACACTAGATGATATCAATGAATTGAAAAGGTTTGTTAAGAAGAACAAGAATCTCACAGATAAAGATATCACGTTTATCAAAGGTAAGTGCAGCGAATTAGAAATCAGCATCAGTAAGATACAAACTAGCCTCCAGGGCGAATATAATCGAGTACCTCCTTCGCTGGGACTGTTGCCTGGTGTATTTTTCAATGATCCTCGCTTCTATTATTACAGTCCTATTGGTAGAGATGACAACGACAGGCCCTTTTATAGATATGCTCCACCAAACGGTGGTGGTGGAAGAATTAATCTCCCAGCTAGGTATTATAAACACGTTGATCCCGAACGAGGCGAATATTTTGATCTAAACCCAGCTAACGCGATTTGAACCAAGGAATATGAAAATGGATATGAAACAATTAATCAGCAAGATGGATGAGATGGAAATGCCATCCTATGGCATGAACGAAGCCCAAATACGCAGTTCGAAAGACGCGATACAGATCCTAGCTAATCTGCGTGCCATGGGCAAGCAGGGCGATATGGGCGGTCAAGTGCCTCCAGGATTTGCTAACCAAGTGGTCAATGATCTCTATGACGTCATGATGTATATCGAAGCTAATATGGGTGAAAGCATGGCTACAGAAGCTAAGAAACCAGACTTCCTCGATCTCGACAAAGATGGTGACAAGGAAGAACCTATGGCAAACGCTGCCAAGGACAAGGAAGAAGACAAGGAAAAGGTCGAAGAGTCGATCGTGATCCAAGCTGATGGTGAAGAAGCAGCAGCTTTGCTGGGTATGCTCAAACTAGCTGGTATGCCGCATGAACAACCAGCGATGGAAGAACGTGACATAGAACACGATAATACTCCAGACGAGCATGTGAAACCATTTGCCGCAGCAGTTCCTGCGGGCAATGATCTCCACAAAGCAAAGGGTGCCTATCGCGCTGCTGCTGGCGGCGACAATCCAATGGCCATGGAAGAACTAAACAAGCTAGAAGGCAAGCTAAAGAGCATGTACGAGAGTTTGCTCGCTCAAGATACTAACTGAGGAATCTAAGATGGACTTTAAGCGTTATTTGACAGAAGCAGCTATAGCAGCAGAACAACCTGTGACAGGTGACGCTTTTGATATCTCAGTGAACGAGATGCTAAACGTAGAATGCAGTGTGGTTGATCATGGACCAGGCAGCGTGACTATCATGCTGGATGAACGTGCTATCAGCATGCTAGAACACTGTGGATGCCAGTTCACTGGAGAATCAAGCGCAGACGAACCTGAATCTGTTGACATGGATCAAGATGATAAGCGTTATGACGATGCTGAAGATGCTGAAGATGCTGAAGATAATGAAAAAATTGAAGAATCATCACACGTAGTTAAACATGCTACCCATGGTGCGGTCTATGCTAAAGATGGCAAAGCTAAACTGTTCATGACTCGCCGACAAGGGCGGAAAGATCAAAGAAGTATTAACTGATCTAGGAGAGATAGCACAGTATAAAAAAGGCTATACTACTGGTGGAGTCGATAAGCAAGATTTCAGTGAACAGATTGCTGAGGCAATTAAATTAAACAGTAAAGTTAGAATACATGATCCTGGCAAAAAACACCATGGTGAAGAAGGTACTGTTGTTGAATTTCGTCGTGGTTTACCTGGAGTTAGACCATCATACTATACAGTAGATCATGGTGGCACATCAACTCAATTTACTAGAGAAAATATTAAAACAATAAAAGAAGAAGAAGAAGCAGTAACAGTTAATAAAAAAAATTACTCTTGGGGTAAAATGATTACTGTTCATCATGGTGCTTCTCATTCTTTCCCGCTTCATCCAGAACACCAAGAAGCGATTGCTAAATTAAAAAATGGTGAAAGCACTTCATTTACTGATGAGACAAAATCAAAAGTAACTGCGCATAGAGATGGTGATATGGTTCATCTTTCACTAAGAGGTTCCAATACTAAAACTCCTGTTGCAATGTCTCATTTTAATGAATCAGATCAGATTGATGAGAACTTTGGTGGTCAATTCAAAGACTCTTCTGAATGGGAAAATGCAGCAAAAAAGCGTGGATTAGTTGTTAAGTTATACCAGATTGCTAAAGACAAGTCAGGAAACAATCGTGGACACTTTGATCACGGAACGAAATCCGGTCGCCTTACAGAAGAATCAAAACAGATCGATGAAATCTCAAAGAAACAAGTTTATGAAGAACACATGAGTGAAAAAGATGCCGAAAGACTTGCACAGAAACACGTGGATGCAGCTATCTCGGCAAAAAAATCTGGAAACTTAGCGGGTTATTATGCTCATGCCGAAGCATCAAATTATATCTTCGATAAGATTTTAGCACACACATATTCTGCAAAAGGCGTACCTTCTGGAAAAATTCGATCAACTGCAAAGAAGCTTTAGGCAATGTCAAAAAGGTAAACTTTGGTGATCCTAACATGGAAATTAAACGCGACAACCCAGAACGCCGCAAGAATTTCCGTGCCCGTCATAACTGTGCAGACAAGACTGATCGTACTAAAGCTGGCTATTGGGCATGCCGATTCTGGAGCAACAAACCAGTTAGCAAGATTATCTAGCATGCATTACATCATCTATAAAATTACTAACAACGTAAATGGTAGATATTACATAGGTCGCCATGCCACACAAAAATTAGATGATGGATATATGGGCAGCGGTATAGGCATACGAAATGCTATTAAGAAATATGGTTTAGAAAACTTTACTAAAGAAATTATCGCAACAACTTCTACTACAGAAGAATTGTGGCAACTAGAAAAAGAAATAGTAAACGAAACAATAGTTACTGATCCATTGTCATACAATGTTTCTTATGGCGGCAAGCATTATCTAGATGGTTTGAAAAAGTATGATTACGATTCTTTTATTCAACACCAGAGTGACGCTGGTAAAAAAGGCGGTAAAGCATCAATAGGACAACGAAATGCAGCCTGGCATGCTAAAGGTGGGGCTGTTTCTAGTAGAAAGAAAGCAGCAGCTTACAAATATAAATTAACTTTGCCAGACGGTACAGAATATATATTAGATGGTAACGAACTAAAAGCAACCTGTAAGAAAAATAATTGGAATTACGATACTTTGGTCAGCAACGTGCTACTCGTGGACTGCATCTTTATAGCGACGGTAAACACGTTAATAATGATTACACTCAATATCGTTTGAGCCTAGCCCTTGCCTGCGCTGATGGAACAAACCCAGTAGAGATGGATTCTGAGAGCTGGATAGGTAAGAAAAAGAGTGTGCATCCTTACAGTAAGATAGAACACGACATGCTCAAACATGCTTATAAAGCAGTGGGGGCATCACATAGTGATCTCAATCACGGTGATATAGACAGTAGAGAAGATGATGATGTACAGCGGGTTAGCCCAACTGCTGCCCGCAAGAAAAATCGTTACGGAATCTGATCATGGAAATCGATGAACTGCGCAAACTTGCCGGCATAGGCAATGCAGCAACTATGACAGCTTATCAGGGCAGCAATATTAGCATGACTGGTACAGAAAAAGCCGAGATACAGCGAAAGAATAAGATAGAACCAGGAACACAGGATTGGTTCAGACTCTGGTTTTCTCTTCCCTTGATGACAGGCGAAAAACCTATTTGAGATCCAAGTAAGGTTTCCAACTTTCATGGTTAATATGCCAATTGAGATGGTCTGCTGAAGCACCTACGAGGTGCCAGTATTCTGGTTTGAATGGTAATCTCCTAGGCAATTGATGCTTGTCGCCTTTCTTGAAGTTGCAAGTCTGGCAAGCAGCAACAGTGTTCTCCCAAGTGGTCTTACCGCCCTTGCTCATAGGCTTTACATGGTCGATGGTCAGCTCATCATTATCGCAAGTCTCACCGCAGTATTGGCACTGATAGAGATCCCTGAGATAGAGATTCTTGCGTGAGAATCTAACAGAACGCTTGTACTTCATGAACTCTTTGGTGATAGCCAATGCAGGTACATTCAAAGTCCTGCTTGGACTATGTACTTCCCAATCATCATATACTTCTAATACCTTGATTCGATCTAAGAAGCTAAGTTTGATAGCTTGCTGCCACGGAATCGTGCTGAGTGGCAAGTAGCACAATGGTCTATAATCTGCGTTTAGGACTAAACAGTCCATTTTTAACTCCGGAGATAAATAAATTATGGCTCGCGATGCTACCAACATCCAACCATTCTATATGCTTTAGGGAGCAAACAGCATGATATTTATTGATAACAAGTATACTAAAATTTACTATAAGATTGTATCAGAGTCAACCATTAAAGTTGGATACACTGAAAAACATCACATAATTCCAAAAACGATGCATCAAATCTTGTTCGATTAACTCCGAAAGAACATTATATTTGTCATTTGTTGTTGTGTAAAATGACAACCGGATTAGATCAAAAGAAGATGATTTGGGCAGTTTGGGCTATGATTAACTTAAAAAATAAACACCAAACATCCAGGATTACTAGTCGCACATATCAAAATCTTAAAACAGAATATAGCAAAATGAGAAAAGGTAGTAAACATTCAGAAGAGACTAAACGTAAAATCAGTTTGAGTCATTTAGGCAAAACCCTAAGTGAAGAACATAAGAAAGCTGTTTCAAAAAGTAGAAGAGGAAAAGCAACTGTTCCGAAAGGAACTAAATTTACCGAAGACCATAGAAAAAACATTTCTAAATCAAGAACTGGCAAATCTTGGGGCTATACGCACACATCAGACACTAAAGAGAAGATGTCAATCTGGCAAAAAGGTATTCCAAAAGAGAAATACAGTAAATATGCAGTGGAACGCGACATAAGAGATGAGCAGCTGACTACGATCCACATATATTACTATATGCCGGATTATAACAGTCTGCTACAAGAATTTTCATGGCAAACAATAGACTACGATCCAGAATTCCCTCGCACACATCGATTCTTAGATCATTGGAAGTCTAACGTTGAGGCTCGCATCCAGGCTATATACTTGATGCACGCAAATTATTGGGGACAGATGCGAAAGATCAATTTTACACATAGGTTTGAGCAATGAGTGGTTTAGAAATACTCGTTAAGAAAGCTTACAAGAAACAAAGCTACACTGATCAACAACTACGAGAGTTTGTGGCCTGTGCTGATCCAGTCACTGGACCAGAATACTTTCTCCGCAACTTCTTCTACATACAACATCCTACTAGGGGTAAGCTAAAATTTGATCCGTTCTCATACCAAGTAGATCTCATACAAGTATATCACGGCAATCGATTCAGCATCAACATGCTAGGGCGACAGATGGGCAAGACCACGGTAGCCTCAGGTTATCTCCTTTGGTATGCTATGTTCGTACCAGACAGCACTATCCTCATAGCAGCACACAAATACACAGGTGCGCAAGAAATCATGCAAAGGATACGTTATGCGTATGAAGCCTGTCCTGATCACATACGAGGCGGAGTAGTCAGCTACAACAAAGGCAGCATAGATTTCGATAACAGCAGCCGCATAGTCAGTGCTACGACCACAGAAACCACTGGACGTGGTATGAGTATCTCGCTGCTATATGCTGATGAGTTCGCGTTCGTCAGACCAAGTATTGGAAGAGAATTTTGGGCCTCTATATCCCCAACGCTGGCCACTGGTGGTAAGGCTATCATAACATCAACACCAAACAGTGATGATGATCAGTTCTCCAGCATATGGAGAGGTGCGCTCAAGAATCTGGATGAGTTCGGTAATGTGACCAAGCTAGGTGTCAACGGATTCGCACATTATCTGGCTAAGTGGGACGCACACCCTGAACGCGACAGTGTGTGGGCAGCTGAAGAAGAAGGCAGGATTGGTCCTGAGAGATTCCGCCGTGAACATCAATGTGAATTCATCATATACGATGAGACATTGATCAACAGCTTGTATCTAGTTGAGATGGAAGGTCGTGATCCTATAGAACGACAAGGACAAGTACGTTGGTATAGCAGACCAATCAAAAACATGCAATACCTGGTTACTCTGGATCCTAGCTTGGGCACAGGTGGCGATGACGCTGCTATCCAAGTGTTCCAATTACAAGGCATGAAACAAGTAGCAGAATGGATGCATAACAAGACTCCTATAACCAAGCAAGTATCGATATTGCGGGAGATCAATCGATATATCGCAGAACTAACAGACGACCCGGTTGGGATTTATTATACAGTAGAAAATAACACCTTGGGAGAAGCTGCACTACAAGCTATCGCTGAAACAGGTGAAGAAAACATAGTAGGAACATTCCTCAGCGAGCCACACAGAGCTGGTGCTACACGTAGATATCGAAAAGGATTCAATACCACACATGGGAAGAAGATATCAGCATGTGCTAAGCTCAAACATTGGATAGAGACCGGCAAGATGACAGTAGTTAGCAAGCCACTATTGTCCGAACTTAAGACGTTCGTGGCCCACGGTGCTAGTTATGCAGCCAAAACTGGAGAGAAAGACGACCTAGTCAGTGCATGTTTGTTAGCAGTTAACATGGCACAGATCCTACGAAATTATGATCCTTTGCTATCTGACCAACTCAGTGGTGATATTGATATTGAACCAATGCCTTTTGTGATTATGTAATAAATAAAGTACCAGTCGCGATGCGCCAACATCCACTGGATCTATGGCTTTGAAGGAGCACACAGCTATGACAATATTTATTGATAACAAATACACACGTTGTTACTATAATATAATTAACAACGCACAGTCAAGATCAACAGTTGGCTACGTTGAAAAACATCATATCATTCCAAAGGCGTGCGGGGGCAACAATAGTAAAAACAATTTGGTTGTTTTGACAGCACGCGAGCATTACATATGTCATTGGCTATTAATCAAAATGACCAATGGTGTTTACTATCATAAAATGGCTAGTGCATTTTGGCGTATGGTCAACACTAAAAACACCGACAGATTCAACCATGTTAAAATTACGTCTCGGGTTTATGAAATAGCTAAAAAGCATGCAGCAACAACATTATCAATTCAAAATAAAGGTACAAAGCGTACTCCGGAAGTTAGGCAGAAAATGTCTGAGAAAAGAACAGGCAAAGGTAATGCTATGTATGGGCGCAATCATTCAGATGACACTAAACAAAAGATAAGAGAAAAACGTGCTTTTCAAGATAATAGCCATTTAAGAAATCGCGTTATCAATGATGAATGGCGAGAAAAAATTCGACAGACACTAAAAGGCAAAACTAAGGGAATTGCTAAACCTAAAGAGCAATGTGCTGTATGCGGAGGACTGTTTGCTAAACATATTATCTCACGCTACCATAATAAAGAAAACTGTTGTAGGAGCTAAATATCAACATGAGACCCATAGAGAAAACAGCGTATGATCTATTCCAGAAGCTTCGCGCTCGGCATAGCCCAGTAACACTTGGCAGCGAGTCTGCCGAAAGCACTTCTGACCCTGCCGAAGCACGATTCTTTAATTTTGTTTATAGCGAAGATGGAGAGTCTAAAGGCCCAATAACTATCAGCTTAGTAGATAAGCGTGCGATGAAAGTGTTCTTCAGTGACAACATTCTAAGCCAGTTACGTGACAAAGATAATTGGTACGGGTTCCTCAGGGAATTGCGTAATTTTGCCAAGAGAAATCTCTTGATGTTTGACGCTAGGGATATAGCTAAGAGCCAGCTAGACACCCGAGATTTTGGATGGCTAAGCAAGGTAGATGGAACTATGAAGCAATCGGATATCACTGTATCAGAAAGCACTATGTGGGGCAGTAAGCGCAGGAGCTATCAAGCATTAGAATCAGTCAAGATGATAGTGCAGCACACTAAGAGCGTTGATGAAACTGTACCAGGCGCACGCAGTCGCAGCATACAAGCTATCTACCTCGAGCGAAACGATGGCGAACGTTACAAGTTTCCTTATAACTACCTCACCGGTGCAAGGGCAATGGCTCGGCATATCACAGAAGGTGGAACTCCATACGATCCCCTAGGTCAACACATACTAGGAACGATCAAAGAGATGCGCGATCTCAGCAAGTTTGCTAGGATGACAAAGACTCATGCACTAGAAGACGGTTCTGCTGCAGAAGTCAGGCAGAGGGTAGTTGAGAGATTCCGAGGACTAAAAAGTACTCTCGGAGCATTGTCTGGCACTGCTGGCTACACACAATTCAAGGAGAGCTTCCAGCCTCCGATAAACGAACAAGAAGATCAGAACTTAGAAGATCTGCGCGAAAGATTTACAAGAAAGATATGGGACAACAAGATGGAAGAGCTATTACCAGCGGTCGTGCGTGCCCTTGAAAGCGCAGAAATAACAGAAGCATCTAGCTCCGTAGAGAAGCAGATCAAGGACATGAACAGGCTAATAGTGCTCAAGCGTGATCCTAATGCAGATTCAATGATCCGAAACACTAAGTTCAACGATGCGATGGGCCTCATGGGTTTCGTGTTAAGCGATATCGCAACCAGAGCTATCGGAGATGACATGGATCCATTGGCTAACTTTGCTGCTGATGTAGCTGAGAGAATCGGTGATCGTGAACTTGCTCCCGAAGACAAGCAGCTAGGCATGCTACTAGCCAAGCGTTATATCGACGACATCAAGAAGATGGCGACTGATCCAGAGTATGCTAGAATGATCCGTATGGATCCAAGCGAAGCATACGGTGCTAAGCGCAAGCGCAAGGGCGGGTTCCACGAAGCTGATGCGTTTGAATCTTGGGTTAATGCAGTTGATGAAGGTGCTCCGGATGATGTTGAATCAGTGATGAGCAAGATAGCCGACTCAGGCGACGATGGATATGAGTTTATACGTGACGGCATTAACGGTTCTTTTGGACCTCAAGCACAAGCACGTCTCCAGGATATGTATGACGATATATCTAGAGAAGCTGGGTTACATCCAGATGATGATAGCGAAGAAATTATCAGTCGCATGATGGATCAAATTGGAAGTGATCATGGTGTTCAGAACGAAGGTAGCGACAACGACAGCACTGAGGGATCTTCTGAAGACGTTGATCAGATCACACCAGTAGCTGCGGCTATCATAAACAGGATCATGAATAGGCATTTATCCCTGCTTTCTCAGCATGGTCCAGAAAAAGTATTAGCTGCGGTTGAGATGGTAGCAGACTATGCAGGTGATGTAGATGAAGTAGGTAGCAGCGATGTCAGCGGATGGGTCAAGCAAGTTGAACAAGAACTTAGCGGCATGAACGAAGCAGCAATCGCCGAACTCCAGACACTCAGCGGCATGACTCGCGTTGATCCGCGTGATCCTAATGCGATAACCAAGACTGCATTGGCTAAACAAGGTATCACAACTGGCGCTGATCCTAGGACTGGTGCTATGACTGTTAGCAAAGGTGTTAACAAGCAACAGGTGTTAGCGGTTCTCAAAGGTATAACAGCCAAGAGCAAAGGCAAAATAAATCCTTCAGTAGTGATGAATAGCGGTGAAGATCAATCAGAACCGGTCATGGAAAAAGAGATCCGCATCAACAAGACTGATGATCAAGACAGCGATGGCGACACTGATTTCGCAGACATCATGATTGCTCGCAAGGTTAAAAGTGGTCAACCCAAGGACAAAGCTATAGCTTCTACTAGAGACAAGTCCTACAACGAAGTTGACATGCACGAATCAAACATGGTTGGTGAGAGCATAGCACTGTTGAAGAAGCTCAGTGGCCTTTAATCCAAAAATCTTAATCTAAGCCAACTTTTAATTTGCATGATAAATAGCTTTAGCATATACTCAGTGGAGTATGTGCTAAGGCATATACAGGCATGAATAGGCAAACGAAAGGATTTACATCATGGCTTCACTAGCAGAGATACGTGCAAGGCTCCAGGCACAAGACACACGGAGCAATAACCAGGGTGGCGGCGATAAAGGCATCTATCCGCACTGGAACATTCCTGAAGGTACTACAGCAAAGCTTCGATTCCTCCCAGATGGCAATAACGCCAATGACTTCTTCTGGGTAGAACGTGCGATGATCAAGATGCCATTTGCTGGCATTAAAGGTCAAATGGACAGTAAGCCTGTAACAGTACAGGTTCCTTGTGTTGAGATGTGGGGTGAGACATGCCCAGTGCTCAGCGAAGTACGTCCATGGTTTAAGGACAAGAATCTCGAAGAACTCGGACGCAAGTATTGGAAGAAGCGTAGTTACGTGTTCCAGGGTTTTGTTCGCGAAAGTCCAATGAACGAAGATAGCCCATCGGAGAATCCAATCCGTAGGTTTATCATCGGTCCACAGATCTTTAATGTAGTTAAGGCTGCATTGATGGACAGTGAGATTGAAGAGTTGCCAACGCATATTGAACGTGGTCTAGATTTCCAGGTCACTAAGACTTCCAAGGGTGGTTATGCTGACTACAGCACGTCAAAGTGGGCTCGTAAAGAGACTGCATTGACCAATGTTGAAGCAGCCGCTATCGAAGCGCATGGGTTGTTTAATCTCGGTGATTTCCTGCCCAAGAAGCCAACAGCTACTGAACTGCAAGTGATCAAAGATATGTTTGAAGCATCAGTTGATGGACAAGCATATGATCCTGATCGTTGGGGTCAGTATTACAAGCCGCCTGGTTTGAATGTTGGTAGTGGACGTGCAGAAGTTGACGAAGATGCACCCCGTGCAGCAGCTCGTCCTGCACCAGCAGCAGCTCGTCCTGCTCCAGTGGTAGCTGATGTAGACGATGATGTTCCTTTTGATACTGATCCCGTAGAATCACCTAAGCCTGCTACAGGT